TTTATTTGGCCCAGAGAAATCCGATTTTATTGACATCATCCGATCGCAGCGTGACCATGCTTATAGGCATTATAAGAAATATACGCTAAGGGAGTGCAGAAAATTTGATGACTTGCTCACCAAACTTATTAAAAAATTTGGGCATTAAGCTATCTATGGAACTTACTAAACCTAAAGCATTATCTGAGCATAGGTTGTTTCAAGCTATTATTGTCCAGGCGTTAGAAGATGCACTGAACCCATCTAATTTTAAAAAAGAAACGTATTGGAAGGAAGATGCCCACCGTTGGTTTATAGAAAATTCAGAAGATTTTCAGGAAGTGTGTTGGTCCGCTGATATGGATCCGGAAATGATTAGAGGTGAATATATAAAATTACTTAGAAGTGACAAAATAAAATTTACGAAACTTCAACAACACTGGTTAAATTATCGAGAGCTGTATAGACTGTATCGTGAGGCAGGTTCGAAAGAGGAAAGAAGAGAAATTAAGAAAAAAATTGTGGAAGAGAATTTGAAAAGGTTAGCGTAGTCATGGTGGGAAAAAATATTTAACACCTGCGGGAAAGGGAAAGTGAGAGCTAATTAACTTGCCCGCAGATGCAATAGTAGTAAAACATGACATACAAATAGTCATATATCCAAAGTACCATATCCGGTATTCTGTGTCCATTAAAATGTAGTTTAGAATGATTCTAAGGTGTTAGGTGATAAAGGAGAAGTGATAACGGCCACCGGACAACGAACCAGTGAAACTGCCAATGACCGTTAATATTTATAAAACGTAGTATTTATAGCATTTATTGGTATTTTTGGTCAATTTAAAAAATTTTACTATATAGATATTCTAGACCCCTGAGTAATAAAAAGTACCCCAGGGGGTAAAAGAGGTGTCCCTGGTGTCCCTGAAGAAGAATTATTATTATATATCAATAACTTAAGTCACTTTTAGTGGTGTCCCTATGGTGTCCCTATGGTGTCCCTTAGGGACACCTACTACCCTGTCTTGCGGGAACGCTATCAGAACTTTTTGGGGAACTTTCATTTACTTTGAAAAATCTATATAATAGAAATTATGATAAAAAAGATTATCTTCAACACTGCAAAAGAGGCTTTTCGTAGAGGTTTTAGAAAATACAAAAGAGGTCAAAAAAAAGAAGAACGTGTGCCTTATGATTTGGTAAAATCTAGTATTAAAAGAAGTATTAGAAGCACCAAGTTTATGGATAAAACTGCATATCAACAAGCTCCTAAAACTACAAGTATACCACGTGGTGGTAATCCAAGAATAGTTGGCAAAGCATATGCCTCAGACAGAGCTGCTAAAAAAACTATGATGATTCCTATGATGACAAAACAGCAAAGAGCTGCTAATCAAGAAGCTATAAGTGATTCAGTAAGAAAATTTTTGAAGGATAAAATGAATAGAAAAAAATATGGTGGAGTAATGAAAGCTTTTAAAGGTAAATATTTTGATGAACAAAAAACTAATGTTAAAGGTAAAGACAGAACAGAGCCTGTAAGAGGTGGTAATACTCCTGAGATTCCACCAGGAGAATATATGAAATATAAAAAATATAAACAGAACAGAGTTATTTCTGCTTATACAGGTAAAGCTGTAAGACAACCATCAGAAACAAATAAAGAGTTTGAAATGAGACATGCATATCATACTCCATTTATGAAATATAAACCAAAAATGTTATTGGGTGGATTACTAACAAAAGGAATTAGACAAGGTATTAAAAGTTATGTGAAAGCATCTGGTAAAAAAACTAAAGACTTAGTGAAACTTCAACCAATGAAATCTAGAACATCTGCTAAAACAGATATGGCTAGAGGAATTCAATTACATACAAAAAGTTTAGAAGATAAAAAGAGATTACAAAAATATATAAGATCTAAATAATGAAACGTAACGAGTTAAAAACTGTACATGAGTTAACTCCAAAACAAAGAATGTTTGTGGAGATATTAGTACAAGAGCATGGCAACATCACTCAACATGAAGCTTACAAGAGAGCAGGTTATGAAGCTGCTAACGAGAATACTGCTAAGTCATGTGCATCACAGTTATTAAGTAGAAAATTAAATCCCCATGTTGCAAAATATTTTGATCAAAGATTTGAACAAGAAATAAAAAAATATGAGAGTGACAACCTTAGAAGATATAAAAGATTAGAACGAATTGCTAACAAGGCGGAAGAAGATAAACAATATGCTGCTGCTATCAATGCTGAATATAGATCTGGACAATTAGCTGGAGCTTATGTAGATCGTAGAGAAGTAAGAGTTAGTGGTTTGGAGGGTATGTCACGTGAGGAACTTGAAAAGAAATTGGAAGAGCTATCCGCAAAAATCGATGGATACAATGCCAAAACAATCCAAGTCTCTGACTCTGAAGAATCTGAGTTGGTCTGAGTATCTAGTATTGTTTAATAAAAAACATAACCCATTGATGACTTCAGTTGGGACAGTAGAGGTAAAAGTACAAAATGAAGAATTTGATCCTAATGGTTTACCTAAAAATTTTACTGATAAATATCAAGGGTAAATTATGAGAAAAAAAATTAGTCCACCAAAAAGAATTAATTCTGAAATAGAAAAATACCCAATGGTCTCTGTAGAATGGTTTGACATCGTGTCGGACAGTTCCTGGACAAGCTTTGACGCTTTGAAGAAATCAAATTTAGCCACCTGCATCACCAAAGGTCATCTCCTAAGCCAAACTAAAGGAGTGACTAGACTATTTGGGGACTACTCATTTGCAGAAAATGGTAAGGACATAGAGAGTATTGGTAATACCACTATAATTCCTAATTCAGTCATCAAAGAGATAAAAAAGTTAGGTCAATAGATGTCAGATAAAAATAGAGAAAGTTTATTGTGGCAAAAGGTAAAAAAGGGTTTAGTCGATTGCTTTTTAACTCGCATAGAATCTAGCACAATCAATGGAATTCCTGATATTCATGGTGTACATAAATCTGGTGTATTTTGGATAGAATTAAAATCAGACGAAGCTAAATATCCTAAACTAAATAAGTGGCAAGTTGTTTGGATAAATCGTTATATCAAAGCGGGTGGAGTTGTTTTTATCTTGAAAGAGACCCCCTCGCAGAGGTCTCTTAAACTGTACAGACCGGTGTCCAGTTTCACTGATCCTCGTTCACTTGAACCTCGTTTCTCGTTCTCGTTCCCGTATCACTGGCCAACGGTCCAGCAGCACCTTCTCCGGGAGCTGGCGCAGCGTGATCCAGAGAAGCAGTTGGCGAACAATGAACCAGTGTTAAATAAACTTGAGGTGGCGTAAAGCTCGTTCTCGTTTCCTGGCCATGTTATATTTTTTACCTCTTAGTTAGCATGGCCTGGTGACGGGACCAGCAGCTCTCGTTCTCGTTTCATTAGCAAACCTCGTTTCTCGTTTGAAGAAAATAACTGCGCCCCCCGCTGGTGAAGCTCAGGGATCTGGCGCGCGCGGATCAGCGTGCTTTGGAAAATTTTTCTGGACAGCAGGTGGGAAATGTGTAAATGTCGTTCTTGGAAAAGGAGAAAAGATATGACGAAATACTATGGAGTACAGGTGCACACACTCACCTTTCAAAAAGTGGACGCTAATGGAGAATCGATTGATGGAAAAGTGTACGAGTACACCGGAGATCATTCCTCGTTTTGCGAAGGAATAGACGAAGAAGATTTAGAAGAGGTATCTGATGGCGATTGATTTTGATGCCCTCGATCTCGTTCGAGGAGAGAACAGATCTCGTTTATATAACAAGAAGCTAGAGGAGCTCACGCAGCGTAATCAGTCCCTACACGAGCTGGTGGAAGCCATGATCCGTGAAATTCCAGAGGACAAGAAATGGTCGTTTGAAGAAAGATTCAAAAAAATAAAAAATAGCTCTTGACATTTATCCCATCAGGTCTTATGTAAGGTCTGCGCATTAGATGCAGCTGCAGGCAATCTAAGGTACCGCAACTAGTGCGCAAATATGGTTGCGCATCACCTTCGTCTAAGTGAATGCCTGATCAGCAGATGTACGATGGCCTGGAAGATGGCTGGTGAATCTCTGATGCGTGATCAGTAACAATGCTACCCTTTATCCGTTAACGCGGGGGAAAGATGAACCTCATATGACTTCGTCCGGTAGCAAAGGGTGATACAGCAATCCCGCTTTCGGCCTAGCCGATGCTTAAATACTGGATACATGTGGCCACGTCAGGAGGTAACCTAACGGTGTAAACTTCGGTGGCCGCTAATTAGGAGTAACTATTATGATCATGACTTATATGAAAATTCGAGCTATGACTCGGTTGACTCGTTGGCTAGACCAGAACA